AGTTTGAGCATCCCGCTAAAGGCCCAAGCCATTGTGCGGACTGTAAACATTTTGAGACGCAGGGACCGGGGACTTGCGAAATTGTTGCTGGCAGTATTCAGGCCAAAGACTGGTGCGACAGATTCAAGCGCAAATCCCGCATAGCGGAGGCGATGAAACATGGCTAAAAATCGCTGGATGCAAAACGAAGCGGCCCGCGAAAAGAGCGCAGGAACCAAAGGGAGTTTTACAGCAATCGCTCAAGCTCACGGTCGCAGCGTTCCCGAAGAGGCAGAAGCCGACAAACACAAGAGCGGGAAGATCGGCGGGAAAGCGCGCATGGCTTTGGCCTTCGCATCGGCCAAAAAATAGAAGGGAGCGTCATGGCGAAGAAAACAAAGAAAGCCGCAAAGAAGCGAGTAGCCCGCAAAGTCAAGATCGTCGAAGTCATTCCCCTGGCGCCAGACAAGCAAATCGTGAAGATGGAAGTGGAAGTCGCCGCGCTTCCTGAAAACGCAATATTGCAAATTCCACCGGAGCCGATTGACTTGATGGAAGCTATCTACAAAAGAGAGACGCCAGAGCATACCTGGTGGACGTGGCTCAAAGGTCTTTTCTAATCGGGGAGAAAGCGAGCACTCATGGCAAGGCCAGCAGACAACGCAGGACCTCCGCTTTACATTTCCACGCTCACACGCAAAGGCGGCGTCGTCACTCTCGAAATCTTGAATCATGCGCTCACGGCCGCAGACGTTGGCCGGCAGATCACCGTTGTGTTTCCTTCGCGGCCTGACGTGAACACCATCAGCACAATTTCACAAGTCGTTGCGCCGCACACCGTAAGATTCAGACAGGCTGCGACACTGCCAGACATCGACATCGGTATCAGCGGCGGAGCAGCGGTGATCAATACCTAATCGGGTAGATTAGAGCGGGAGTCCTTGGCCACAGCAAGTGTAGGTCTCACAGGATCGGACACGCAAGAATCTCCGTTTGCTCTTGGCGAGCTGGCGGGCGCGGAGTATTCGGATCAACCTAATGAGCAACTGAATGACCAAGAGAAAGCCGCATTAAAACTCCTGAACACGAAAGCAGGCAAGCGCGACTATCCCGCGCGCCTTGTCGAAGTGATCCAAGCATGGGAGGCAGCTCTCTTCTATCGCGGGTTTCAATTCCTTATTCCTGAACGTGGCGGGGGTTGGAGAATCCCCGGCGAATCGACAGGTTACGGCCCGTCCATGCAGTTAGACCTCGCGTTGCTGCCCACCAATATTTATTCAGCGCAAGCACAAATCCTCATAGCTACCCTCACGCGAGCCGTGCCTGCCGTTCGCTTCGAGCCGCAAGCTGCCGACGATGCCAAAGGAATTACCGCGGCGGAGGGTGCGGAGAAATTCATCAAGGTTATTGAACGCAACAATCCGTTGATGATGATTCAGACGGACGCCTCGCGGTATCTCTACACCGATTCACGCTTTCTGTATTACTCGCGGTTTGTGAGAGACGGACAGCGTTTTGGATGGAAGGACGAAGATCAACCGGAAGTAGTGCCAGAGAATGAGCCAGCGGAAGCAGGAGCCGCAGCCCCGGGAGCGCCACCACAGAATGCGAATCCAGAAGAACCCGCTGCACCGCCGGAAGAAACTACGGCACCCAAGGCAGCGGAGCCACAAGGAACGGAAGAACAACCCGCAGCGGCTCCGAAGCGTACGCCTCGCGGACAGGAAGTAAGAACAGCACACGGCAAACTCGAAGTAAAACTTTCGCCAATGAGCGCGAATGTACTATCGGATGTTGATTCCTTGCAGTATGAGACGGAAATCAGCGTTACGCGAGCCAAGGGACGTTTCCCTGATATAGCAGAGAAAATCAAAGCGAGCACGGCAGGTCAGAGCGAAGGGGCCATCGCAAGGCTTGCGAGACAAAATGTAAAACTCGGAATGCAGTCAACTTACGTGACCTCTGATTCCGTCGCCGACGACGTTACCGTGCAAATGTCCTGGCATCGGCCAGCACAATTCATGGATGCGGACATTACGGACGATGTGCGTGCCTCGCTTGTCAAAAAGTTTCCGGACGGTGTTGTAGTGGTCTACGCCGGGGAAGTGTTCTGTTACGCCCGCAACGAGGGAATGGATGATTGCTGGGCACTTGGGCAGGCGTTCTCCGGCGATGGCCAAAACAGGAACGCGCTTGGCACGTCGATGATGCCCATTCAGAAGCGAGTCAATAACTGGCTCGACTTGATGAACGACTATTTCATTCGCACGGTCCCGAAGAAGTGGATGCACAATAAAGCGTTCGACGTGGATACGCTCAAGACTCAGACAAACGTGCCCGGCGATATTGGAGCGGTCAAGCCGCAAGCCGGATTCCAGAGCATGAAAGATTTGATATTTGTGGAGGAATCTGTTCCGCAGAATCCGATGCTCGGCGAGTTTGTGAAAGAATACATCGGGCCGATTTCGCAGTTGCTCTCTGGCGCTTATCCCGCGCTCGCTGGCATGGAAGAAGGCGACAACCCAACAGCCCGCGGTAAACAGATTCAGCGCGACCAAGCGCTCGGCCGCCTAGCTCCGACCTGGCACTCGATTCAACAGGCGGAAGCGGACTCCATGCGGCAACTTGTACGCTGGGGAGCGAAGTGCCGCGATTCGAGCATCAACGAGAAAATCCCTGGCGGCGAAGTAATCAAACTCGAAGTGAACGACCTCAAGGGTAATATTCTGTGCTTCCCCGAAGCGGATTCGAGTTTTCCTGAGACGCACGCCGACAAAGAAGCGAAACTCGACGAGTTACTAGAGAGCGCGGCGAAAGACCCGCAGATGATGGAAGAGTTGTTCAACCCTGCAAACTTGGAATTCCTGCAACAGATGAAGGGTTTGACGGACCTGTACTTCATGGAAGTGGCGGCGTACAACAAACAACTTGGCGAACTGGAATTGCTGACAAAGATGGAGGCGGTTCCTAATCCAAAGATACAGCAAGCGAAAGAGACAGCGGAGAACGCCATAGGCAAAGGCGTCGATCCCACACACTTCGACCAAGCGCAGCAAGAGGCTCAAGCATTGCCACAGGAAGTGTCTAGCATTCCGGTCGAACCTTGGGAAGACCATGCGAGCGAGTCGTTCTGCTGCAAGAAATTCCTTATGTCGCCAGAGGGCCGCAAACTGAAACTGAATAGTCGGCCATTCTTTGATAACGTAGTGCTGCACATGCAGGAGCACGATCAAGCACTCGCAGCACAGCAAACAGGCGGAGCAAAGAAGCCCCCGTCCGAGTCAATTAATTTCAAAGACTTGCCGCCAGGGGGACAGGTTGAGATGGCAGCGCAAGCCGGGTTACATTTGAATCCGCAGGAATTGATGGAGAAACAGGCGACGGACCAGGCGAACAAAGAGAAGGAACTGGAAGCAAAGAAAAAACAGCCTGCGCTTGCAGGAGCGGCGCAATAATTTATGTTTACTCCCATTGACGCAAGGATCTGGCGCGGTCCTCGGCCCGAAGCCTCTGAGTTCGATGCCGTCAGAAAACAGTTTTCTTACGTCGTAAGCCTCGAAGGACAGCAAGAGGATGACAAAGAAGCCATCGAACTTTCCCCGGCGATTGTGCTCTCGTATCCAATTTCAGTTTGGGACATCTACGTTTCAGGAATAAGCCAAAACTATTTGAACTCGATTCTTGCTTTCTTGAAGTTGCCATTCGAGAGACCTGTGCTCGTCCACTGCCAGCATGGACAGGACCGTACAGGGTTAATCATCGCGGCTTACCGCGTGGTCGCGTCGGGCTGGACAAAACCAATGGCAATGGACGAAGCTATCACGTCGGGATATAGACAGTGGGCGAATTTCGGACTGAACAAGACGTGGGCCAATTTTTCGGGAAGCCTTACGGGTAAAGGCAAATTCGGGGAGGGTATATGGCAGGCGAAGAGTTCGTAGTACCGGGTGCGGGTGCAGGAGACGGCGGAACAGCAGTTGCAGATCCGCCGGCGCCAGAAGCGGAAGTCGTAGAAACTCCGGTTGAAACCCCTGAAGTAGAAACTCTGGAAACTCCGGAGACTCCTACTCCGGAAGGTCAAGAGCCGCCTGCGGAGCCGGATTTATCCGACATCGAAACCGATGGGCGCAAGATCGACGCGAAGACACGCGCCGAAATCGCCGAACTCAAGAAAACGAATCCTGCCGCTGCGAAGAAGTGGGCTGAGTCCTATTTCCGCAATCAGGCAGTGATGAAGGAATTTCCGGAAGCCAAGACTCCCGGAGAAGCTATCTCGCAAATCCGCACGATGAAGGCGACGATTGACTCGCTCGGCGGAGAACAAGGCATCGCGGACCTGCAAACCGAAGTCTCCGACTATCGCAATGAAATTGACCAATTTGCGAAAGGCGATCCCGCGCTCATCAAGACGCTCGGCGAAGCGAATCCCGAAGGACTTGCCAAGTCTGGAACGCAGACGCTTGACTGGCTGAAAGCCAACAAACCGGAATTGTACGAGAACACCATCCGGCCAGCGTTTCTTGAGCAGGCCGCGAAAGTCGGAGTAAATAACCTCATCACGAACCTTTTGGGGCTTGTCAAGGAAGGTAAAGGCCAGGAATGCTGGAACCTTCTGACGCAAGCCGACAAGTGGTTCAAAGACGAAGCGGAAAAAGTCGGAGCAGCCAAGAGCGCAGCGCAAGCCAAGAATCCCGAAGCCGAAAAACTGGCGAATGACCGCAAAGAGTTTGAGGATCAGAAGGCAAAAGATTTCCAGACGCGCGTCGAAACCGACGTCAACCGCTGGAACAATCCAGAACTCGACAAGCATATCGGGCCGCTGCAAAAAGAACTTGGCCTGCAAAAAGAGGGCATGAACCATTTCCGAAACGGGCTTATCTCCCGCGTGTGGCAAGTGCTCGCAAACGACAAAGCGTACATCGCAAACGTGCGCTCGGTCCGCGCAAAGGGTGATTCGGTCAAGACGGCAGAGTACATCCACAAAGCCTTCCTTGAGCGGCTCCCGGAACAATTCCGCCTGCACCGAAATGAAATCTACCCGAACATCGGGAAGCAAAAGCCTCCAGTTACCCCTGCGAAGGGTAAAGACGGAAAGCCTCCGGTTACACCAATCACGATTGCCGCTGGCGCACGTCCGAAAGCCGATCAAGTGGATTGGAGCAAGACGACAGACGCAATGTGGGCCACAGGTCGCGCCTATTTGAAGGACGGAAAGTTCGTCCAAGGCTTCAAGGACGCTCCGCCGAACAAATACTGAATATCTTGTAAGCTCTACGAAAACTGTGCTACCTTTTCTTCCAACAGAGCGTTTTGAGGCTGCGAGCTGCCCACAACAAATCTAAGCGCCGCTCTGGATTGTTTCGGGTGCAATGAACGTCTTTCGATTGAGTTCGGAAGATGCTCCGATGTGAAACAAACAGCAGAGCGCAAGCTGGCGGATCGGGCCGCAAGAAGCGCCGCATCGAGATAACATCCGAGGATGCCATTTATGGCAAATCCAGTAGCCGAGGCTTAACAACATAGGTCTCGTTAAATTCCTCTGGTATCGGAAAAACTCTCTCTGAGACAATTCCGAGGCAACCAAAGAAAGGTAAGGAATGTTTGGCAGACGTGGCCCTCGCTTACAATTAACTGGAAAGAGATTTGGAAAGCTAATCGCCGTCGAGCCGTGTGGCAGAGACAAGCGACAGAGAGTCCTTTGGCTCTGTCAGTGCGACTGCGGTAATAAGTGCCAAGTCCAAAGCACGAATTTAGCGAACGGCCATACTCAGAGTTGTGGATGTCTTGTCGGGCAGCACTCACGTAGCACTGAAGAATCTATTGCGAGAAGGAATGCGGCGATTGCGAAATGGCATAAAACCCATCGCGCAGAAAACAAGATTTATTTGAGGCGTCGCGCTCTTCGTTCGCATGGTTTGACGGTGGAACAGTTTCAAGAGTTGCTGGACAAACAAGACAATCTCTGCGCCATCTGTCGCATTCCTAACCGTTTTACTCTCCAAGTAGATCATGATCATTCTTGCTGTCCTGGGACATATTCCTGTGGGCGCTGTATTCGCGGTTTGCTGTGCATCTCTTGCAATCGCGCCATCGGACTATTCAAAGACAACCCCGCGATGCTAAAACAAGCTATCGCCTACTTGGAGAACTTTGGGGCCGTAACGACTGAGCGAGGAATAGCCGAAAGGCGAAAGCTACAGTCTGAGCTGCATGGCGACATGCAGAGTGCGGCAGAAATGACCGCACCCGCTAAAATAAATTAGCGGTAACAAAACTGGCCGTTGAAGCAGTCGAACTGGAATCATTTGCAAAAGGAATTCCAGATTACGTATATAAATCCAGAACCATGTATAACAAGCTGAAGAAAGGGGCCAAAACCTATCCCACAGCGGTGAAGACGATTGCCGACACCACCAGCCGTCCTGCGTTTCGTATCCCGATTCGCATTCAGTCTGGCGCGGCAATCTTCCAAGCAACCGGCGACGGCGACGCTCTTGGCCGCGGCACCGGTTCGAAGTGGGTGGGCGGGGACCTTTCTCCAGTTGGGCTGTTTGCCGGATGCGAAATCACCTACCTCGCTCGCAAGGCGACGGAAGGCCCGAAGCGCAGCCTCATCTCTCTCCGTGCAGAGGAATTGAAGAACTCTTTCGATACCTTCATGCGCGGGCTTGATGCGCAGTTCTTGTCCGATGGCGCCGGCGCAGTTCTCCAGATCCCGGCAACCGCCACGGTGAACAACAACACGCTCGGTGGCGCAAACCCATCATCCATCGTCGGACTCGGCGGGCAGGCCAATCAACTCCAGGAACAGCAAGTCGTTCAGTTCTTCGCGGTAGAAGGCGGCGGAGCTCGCACGGGTGGCGTAGCAAC